TTCTTTCTCTCAACTCTATAAGTTCCACCACGCTTTTTATATTCTCGGACTAACCAAGCATTAGCGTAGGCAGAAGGGTAAACAGCAAACTTTCGTTTGGCTTCAGCTTTTACTCTAGCGTAAAGTGCTTTATTAACAGGTACATTCACTTCTCTTCTTGCCTCCTTTTTTCTTCTTTTTCTTTTTCTTCATTCCAGTGTGATAAGGCATAAACAAAAGAGTAACTTAGTATATTCTAAACGAAGTCTGTCCTAATGTCTCAGGTTTCGCCAAGTTAAATTGTTGCAGACAAAGATAACCAAAAGCATCAAATGCATGGTCGACTCCCAGATTCTTATTAGGTAAACCAGTATTAGGTGCATAAGTTAATGTCCTTAACGCTTTTATCAATTCTTTACAACGAGGATGAATTAACGTCCTCCTGTCGCCATTAGCATCAAACAGGGCAGTATTGACAGCAGTGATTTTATCTCTGATCTTCCAGGGGCTTCTAGGACTCATAACAGTAAAACCAGACCTCCTAAGTATCGTATGATCGGTCACACCAACTCCACTGGTCTTTCTTGCACTTCCAGTAGGGTCTGGACAAGCAATAATTCTACGATCAACTCCATATCTTCTCGTAACCTCTTCTGCAAAATCCCATGTGGTAGCACCTCCTGTCAGCATGATCTCATCAAAAACATAAAGCGTATCATTATGCTTCACCGCACAGATCCCTGCCATAGGATCTACGTTAAAATCCAAGCCAATTAACAAAGGAAGCATGTGTAAATCTGCCACCTCCTTATCAATATTCTCATCAGCAAAACTAACCGCCACCAATCCAGTTAAATTCTCAAAACTAGCTTCAAATTCCTGTCTGAATGTCCTCGCATCTAACTGCCCCCTAGCAGCTTCAACCTCCTCTTCCTTTACATTACCCCCCTCTATAGTCGTAAAACTCCACCTTTGCCAATCATCCCATTCCTGTTCACCACAAAAGCACCACATATCATAAAACCAACTCGCAGTTCCATCAGGAGTGCTAATAAACAAAGCCCAACCCTGTTTATCAGCTAACGCAGGTCTTATAACTTCAGCCCATACATCTCTATCCATAAATGCTGCTTCATCCAATACAACACCAGCTAAACTTCTACCCCTCAATGCCATAGCATTTTCAGTTCCCTTCAACTCAATACTTGATCCATTAATCAAATCAAGTCTCAAATCTGTCTCATTTTTACTCTGAACCCATGTTCTAGGAGTTAATCTCTTCAATTCCTTCCACGCAATATCCTTTGCCATCCTATAAGTCGGTGCACAATAGAAATAAACCTCATTCGGCCTATTAATAGCTCCTCTCAACAACTCAATACAACTTAAATAACTCTTTCCAAACCTTCTTCCAGCTACCAACACCCTAAATCTCTTATCACTATTAAACACCTCCCCCTGTGCATACCTTAAACTGATCTCATTTAGACTCATTTACACCTTTTTTCACAATATTACTCATTTTCTTTCGCATTTTACACTTTTAAAGCTATCATCGAAATATTAATACCCTCATAAAACAAGTTCGTGGCTGAATCTTTTATTAACAACAACCTAAATTTAGATCTACCAGTTCCTCAACGCAAACCTCGTGTTCAAAAATACACAGGAGGCTCAAATTCAAGAGCAGTTATAGAAGCAAGATCTCAAAGATTATACTCACGTCAACTCGAAGGTAAAACTACACGTCAATTAGTAATAGAACATTCTAAAAGAGAAGGTATTTCAGAACCTACCGCTTGGGCTGATTGGGGAAGAGTTAAAGCCTGGAATGATGAAGATTGGTTAAAAGAAAGAGATAAGATGATTCCTCGTCTACAAGCTATGCGTATGCGTCTGTTCAATAAAGCTATAGCAAAAGGTCAACTTCAAACAGCAGCACAGATTCTAGACTCTCTAGGCAAGGTTGTAGGAGAATCAGTCGAGACAGTCAACATTCAAGCTCCAGAACTTGCTATCCGCATAGAACCTAAGCAATAAAGATTTACAGAATATATTTAAGTTACCCACGCACGCTCCCGGTCAAAATAAATTTTTTACCCCACCCCATAAAATAAAAATAAGAAAAAATACTCATAGATTATTATTAAATTAGTATACTAAAATCTTAGATTTTGAGCTAAAATATGGGTAGGAATAAATTAGTTTTATTACTTCTTTAAATCCTCTGTAAAGCTTTAATTATCTCTTTAGGTAATAAATAGCTAATACAGTCAAAAGCTATTTACAAGACTAATAAAAGTAAATAGTAAAAATAAACACTAACTCAAATTAATTAAACCCATGAAATTTTATTTAATTTTCATCATTGCTGTAACTTTTGTTTTAAGTTGCGTAGGCAATGACCATCCAATAAAAAACGGACAATTACAAGAAAGGAATGAAACTATTCAAACTCTAATAAATGATATATAATTATACATAAATAAACCTATTATTTTATTAATTAAACAATGGACAATCCGAAATTATTAACCGCTGAAGAATACAATACTATTGTATTAGCTATTACTGAAACTCAAGACTATAAAGTCAAAGGTGAAGTAACGAAAAAAGATTTTTATGATACTTTATTTGATAAATTATTTAATGTTAGAGTTTCAGATATGGTAGAAAAATTAGAAGATGATATAAGGCAAGAAGAAATTAGTAAACCTATTACAGAGATAGAGAATTAAATTTCTCTATCTTTTTTTATTCAATTATTCAATTTTAAATTATGGATACTCAAGACTTAAGAATTCAAATATTAAATGATATTGATTTATTAAAAGAGAAATTTAATAGTGATCAAATTATTAAATCAATCATTCAATTTTTACCACAATCTCAATTAGAAGAGTTAAAAGATTCTATTGATAGAGATTATTTACTTTAAAAACTTATTTAATTAAACCTATGAAAAAGATTAGTTTTGAAGAATGGAAAAATCATTATTATGATGTTCCATTCATAAAAGAAAATTATGATTTATTGGAGTCAATGGAAGTTCCAATAGATTGTATAAGTGGTGGAATTAACTTTGGAAATATTCCACCAAAATTTATAAGAGTATTTACCTTTGGAAGTTGGTATGAAATTCTAGAAAGTGGTGATCATTATTTTATGCATCCTTATTTAGGAGATAAAGAATATGATTATATTGGCAAGGATGAAAAAGAGATTGAAAAAAATTTAAAAGATTTATATGGATATGTAATATCAAGTAACCTTTATAAAAAAAACAATTTATTTAATTAAAACAATGAACAACTTTACAGAAACTTTAAAAACAAATAAAAACAAATTTGTTTTTTATAACGATTGGAAAAAGGATTATTTTGAGATTGATAAAAGTAATCAAGTTATGTTGGATAATTGGGGAATATGTATTTTAAGAGAAGAAACTGAAAAAATAAGAATTTATAGCAATGGTGGATATTTAGAAATTTTAAATAATGGAAATTATTTTGTTACTTTAGATAAAAGTGACTATGAATATGAAAAAGAAGAATTAGAAGAATTGGAGAAAATTTTATATGATTGGTGTAATGGAGAATTATTTAATTTATATAATGGTTGGAGTAGTCAAGCAAATAATATTGCAAATAAAATCATGTTGCATTGTTCAAAAGATAAAGATTATATGTGGGAAATAATAAATGAATATGTTCAAATGTTAGAAGAAAGCGAACTAGGATTAAAGGGAATAAAAGAAACTTTAGAAGAAAGGGAGAATAAAGAAAATGAATAAATATAATAAAATGGATTGGTGGCAATTTATTCGAGAAGTGAAAAAGATTTCATCAAAAAATAATTCAGATATTATTAATTCAACTTCTTATGAAGAAATATTAGAAGAATTAAAAAAATTAATTAAATAAAAAAAATAATAATAGTAGCTTAAAGGGATATTAGTAATATCCTTTTATGAAACTATTTTATTTTAGTTTCAATAAACCCTATTAAATTAATTAGTTATGAATTCAAAAATTAAAGAATCAATCCTGGATATTATAAACCTGGATAATGAGAGGTTAAAAACATTAAAGGCGAAAAAGGTATTAAAGGCCGATATTGAAAGGGATATAAAATTTATTAGAGATCAAATACAAATTATTAGAGGTTAATTATGAATTCAAAATGTTTAGCATTTATAGAAGATTTAGTTAGTCAAGAAAGGATGATTAAATTAAATGAAAATAGATATCATGAGAATGATATTAGTGAAGAATTAAAATGTGAGAATGAAAATAAAATAAAATTATGCGATGAGATATTAAGAGAATTAATAAAATTGCAAAACATAGGAGATATTTAATAATTAATGATATGATTATATATTAATTATATGTTAATATATATATAAGAAGTATAAAAACTTCTTTTTAAAGTAAAACTTATTTAAATTAATTAAAAATGAAATTACCACTATTTATTGATAAATCAGAATATCATCTAATACAAAATTATTTAAGACTAGATATTGATTTAATTAAATTTGATAATAAAAAATTTAATAAAAATCAATTTAAAGCTTATAAATCTTTAAATAAAAAATTAAGTTCAATTGATTTTGATTTATTTTAACTAAAATGCTTCCTTAATTTACCTTATTTTATTAATTAAAACATGAACTTACTCAAAATGAGTAAGGGTAATAAAAAGCTATCTAAGGATACTTTGATATTATCCTTGCCCGCTGGACGTACATGTCCAGGTGCTAATAAATGCAAATCATTTGTAGAAATTAATAAAGATAATAAAAGAACATTAAAACGTGGTGATGATTGCATTTTTACTTGCTTTGCTGCTAGTGAAGAATTAAGATATCCTAATGTTTATAAAAGTAGAAAATATAATTTTGATTTAATTAATGGTTATGTATTGAGTAATGATTTAAAAGGATTAACTGAATTAATAAATCAATCGATACAAGTTAAAAAGAAGAATGTTAATAAAGTCAGGATACATGAAAGCGGGGATTTTTATCACCCTTTATATTTAGAGGCTTTTAAAAATGTAGCTGGAATGAATAAAGAATTAATCTTTTATTGTTATAGTAAATCATTAAAATTATTTCTTAATAATAGATTGCCTAAAAATATGTTTTTAACATGTTCATATGGTGGTAAATATGATTATTTAATAAAAGATAATTTTAAAAGGTTTTCTAAAGTTGTATTCAGTGAAGATGAAGCAATAAGACTAGGTTTATCAATAGATAAAGATGACTCTCATTGCTACCTGGATAAGGGTAAGAATGGATTCGGTTTATTGTTACATGGTATGCAAGAAAAAGGATCAGTAGCTGGTGAAGCTTTAAAGATTATCAATAGAAATAAAAAACAACTAGCTAAGGTATAAATAAAAAAAAAATAAATATTATTTAGATTTTAAAAAATATAAAAATAAAAATTTAAATAATATATCAAAGTCAATATTTTGAGTATTAATTAAATGATTTTTATTAATTCTGAATGAATTGAACTCGATAGAGTCATGAATGTCATGATCATGAATGAACCTCTTTATATTTGACATGAATGATATGCATAAGTATATGTTTATGATATCATACATACATAGTTTATCTAATTAATTAATCATGAATGAAACAAAACCCATGAATGAATCCAAAAAAGAAAGAGGTAGATAATGGTTAAAGAGAATCCTAATAAGGAATCATGCAAAGAAAGAATGAAAGAACTTATTAGAGTTAGAAAACTCAATAGGAATCAAGTAGTTAAAAGATGCATGAGAGAGTTCGATGGTGTACATAAATCAACTTATTATGGTTGGTATGATGAAGTCATTAATGAACCTGATATAGTTTCCTGGGAAGAGGATAGAAAGGCAGAATTTATCAGTGAATATCAAATTAAAATTGATTTGATGGAAAGAATGTTTAATAGAAATATGGAGCAATACGATAAGTATTGTGATGAATATGAAAATAAAGAAGATGAAGAAACTTTAGAGAAGATAGAAAAATATGAAGACAGATTAAAATATTTCATTAAAAAATAAACAAACACGAAAATTCGCTAACGAAAATTATGAACTTTGAAGAACTTGAAAAAAAAGAATTTAAAATTAAATTCTCTTTCAATATGCTAGCCAACATTATTTTGTTTTTACAGAAGATACAGCAAATGCATCCAAATGAAGATCACCCAGTAAATGAGGTGGTAACTCACACAATAGATGAAATAGTAGATCAATTATGTGATGAAGATTTAGAAAGCATGAATATTTATTTAAAGGCAATAAACCTTGAAAATTCATTAAACAAGGACATTAAAAATGATTGACAACCCATTACCAAATCAAGTCATGGATCAAAAAGATCAAGAATATATGACTGAAAAATTTGAAGAATTAGCTAGAGATAAAGTTAAAAATTTAGCTGATCTTTTATTACCAGAATATAAAGATACTTTTTATGAGTGGTATGTAAATATCTGTTATAAAGATGAAGAAGAATTAAGCTCACTAATTATAGATAATTCACCTATTAATGATTGGTGGGAAGAGGTAAAAGATGATTATGAAGATTGCGTAAGTCCATTAAAAGATTATGAACCTAGTGATGAACAAATGATGAGTAATTTTGGTACTAAATGGCATGATGGATTATGAGTGATATAAACAACGATTCATTAAAAGAACAACTGTATGATGAAGCATGGATTGATTATATGGTTGCTAATAATCTTACTCAGGACAAGTTAAGTGAGATAGAACAGAATTCTGAACTTGGGTATTTACCTGAGATAGCAGAAGAAGCAGAAAAAAGATTTAAGGAGGTCAGTTAAATGTGGAAAGAATTAGATCATGAAATGGCAGAAGATTTTATACATAAAGTATTTAAAACTTTATATGGAGATCAATATGAAAATTATTCTTATGACGATGTTCTTGAAAAAATCAAATTCTTGAAGCAAGGAGGCTACAAACAGAAGTTAATCGATAAAGGTTAATCTAACCTTGTTCCTGAAAATAATTATCAACAGCAAGTCTGATGTGATATGCCATAGGTATTCCATCTTCACTTGCTTTTTTTAGTTTGTCATATTGCTCTGGTCGAAATTGACACATGTAACGTATATATTCTTGCTTTTGTCTTGGCATAGATTTTAAAAAGATATGATATATATATAACATAATATAAAAAGACTATCAAGTATAAACCTGATAGCCCTTACATGCGTCATTACCAATACCAGGTAATTAATCGCTTATGAATGAATTAATTACGCCATGAATGCGTTGACTCATTCAGACATCCTCGATGGGAACTCTAAACATCTTTGATTGAAAGCTTGGTGGTCGATTCCCAAAAAACTATTTAGAGTCATCAATAGTAAATTCTTTCAAAGGAGCAGCGACTATACACATTATATATCAGATAGC